GTTCTCTAGATTGAATAGACAAACAGTTCTTATGTAAGTTTCTATATACTGCTACTTGTTGCATTAGTTATCTCCTTGTTAAAATGTTGTTGATTTTATTTGGTCTGCTCTATCTTTGGTTATACCAAGTCTTTCATTCCAAGCATTAACAATAGCATCAACATAGTCTGCCGACCCTACAAACTTATCAAACTCTAGAGGGTCGTCCTTGTTTTGTTTACCATATGGATAGTAACCAGATTCATTTTCATAAACTCTAGCTAGTCTCCATTGATCGTGAAATTCTCCGTTCACAGTTTCTGGAACTTTGATATAGCAATAATTTTTATTAGTCATTAGTTATCTCCTTTGTTAAGTTGAATTACAAAATTATCTTTATCAGATTTAGCTGAACCTTTAGCTATTAATCCTATGACATAACCTCCATCTTTTGGGTTACCTTTAGGGTCAAGGTGTCTTAAATCTGTCTCATCTCCAGTGACTACTGGATAACCCCAATACCATTTTGGGATATAAGGGTTAAATACAACGGCTACATTGCCTCCTTTCGATAGAATGTCTAAGCATTCTGGTTCGTTGTTCTCACTCCTGGAAAATGTTAAGTGATAGTTCTTAGGTAGTTTACCTTGTAGATACTTTAACATTCTCATAGGGTTCTTAGTATAATCGTGGAACTGAACATCTGGGTGTTCATCCATTAGACCTGATCTCCAGAACTCCTCTCTATCTGTATAGACATTAGGTCTAAAAGCATAGTTCAATCCCTTACGTTTTGCATATAGCTTTCTTGCTAATATCTCAGTGGATAGTCTATCTATAAACTCAGCTTTTTCTTGGGCAAAGTATATAGACTTTCTAATTCTAGATATCTGAACATTAGAAAACCTACCTCTACCTTGTTTGAATATACAGAGGTCATTACATCTAGGTGATTTGTTAGCACACATCTCAATGCCACCATAGGCAACACTTACATCAGATTGTGCACCACACCATCCCTCATCTAACCAACCTCTCTTTAAACCTTTGAGAAGTTTGGGGTTACCTTTAGAGATTAACTCCTTAGGTTTTTTGTATGTGAAATTTAACGTCATCAATATCTCCTTTTGTTAAGTTATTATTTCTTCTACTTCAGATTTTTTAAAACACAAAGTGTTATCACAAGTCTCTGCATCTTCGTCTTCAATGACCACTTCAGTTCCATAATCATAAATTATTTTGCCATATATTTCCTGACCAATAACTTTTATTCTATCTCCTATTTGCATTAGTTATCTCCCTATATTTGTTTAAGTTTAGCCATATCTCTATCAAATCGGTCTTTGATTATCTTATCTACTACCTTATTGATATATATGAATACTACTTGACCTTCATTAGTATCTAATTGTCTAAGCAACTCTTCAAGTGGTTGCTCTAGTACTTTAGTTATTAGTCTTTCTCGTTGTAAATCCATTAGATGTCTCCTTTGTTAAGTTTATATTATCCTAACCACTCTACTGAGTAGTCTGGTTCTTCCTTACCTTTAACCCATTTCTCTAAATCATCAGCTAATTTCTTTCTGACAAGTTTAGTTCTTAGGATTTTAATAAGAAACTTTGCTTGATGTCTATTTATCCTTAATGCATCGTCAATAAATATATCCTCATATGGATGCTTAGGTTTTCCAGACTTTAATATTTTATTAAATTTATTTTTACGATTAACAATACTGATCGTCTGACCTCTGTATAGTTCTCCACCCCAACTTCTTTTAAGACCTATATTCTTACTAGCAGTTGACTTTATTACAGTTCCCATAATATATCTCCTTTGTTAATACACTATCCTAGAGCTGAATTGGGAAGGAAATCTAAATGCTCTAGAATAGTGTATAAATTATTATAATTAACCAAGAAATATCCCAAAACTTTCGGAAAATTCCTCGATGATCTCAGACTAACCGAACTCTCGACCAATTGCAAGACCTTTTTTTGCCCATAATTAAATACATGTTATTGATATATAAAGGTTTTCCAGGTTAATGTGTTATATATATACCTGGTGTCTTATAGGTATATCGTAATGTGTTAATGCGTTAATGCGTTATAGGGATGCGTCTCTTCTGCGTATGATACTAAACATTCATTTATCTTAAATTTTATAATTAGCTATGGATTCCTAATTAGAATGATTCTAAACAACCTTGGAAAGCCACGGTGAGCAAGGCTTTCAAGAATAGGCTTGACTATTATGGGGATTAGTGTAAGCTAAAATTGTGGATTAGTCGCCACAACTAGTGTCAAAAAATTGACATTAGATTAATATTAATGTTAACAAAGGAAAATAACATGACTAAAAAACAGACAGTGAAAACTGAATCTATAAAAACTGAATCTATTAATGGTTATGCCATTATTAGCATAGGAAAAGCTAAGGTTTTTTTAAATCAACTAAACCATAAAAAACTTTTAGCAAGCTTTGACGACCCATTCAAAGCTAAATCTGACAAATACGATTTCTTTAGTTGGGATTTTGTAGGGTCTAATAATAACTTGGTTTTATTTGCAAGTCAGTTGAATAAGTCTATGAGCTTTAACAATTGGCAGAAGTTTTTTACCAAACTTGAGACGCCTAAAACTAATATCAATTATCAAGGTATCATGGCTTTAGGTAAAGCTTTAGCCAATGGTCACGGTATTGAAAAGCTTAAAGACGTACCACCTAATACAAACGTGGCTAGTAGTCCCACTGCTAATTGGACGCCACCTAATATAGATACTTCAGAAATTGTCAACCAAGTAATTAGAGACCCTAGGATTGTTAACCAAGTTATCAGTCAACTTAAGCAAGGTTTAGCTAAATAAATAATTAGCTTGACTTTTAAAAGAGTCTCCTCCTAGCAATAGGGGGAGGCTTTTTTGCTATGGGGACCAAGAAAATTACACCTTGCAGCAGCTCTTATATATTGTGTCTACCATAGACAAAATGAGCAGATTTTCAAATATGGCCCCCTTTGTTTAAAATCTAGGGTACCCATACTACTTTGTAAAAACTCCGATCATAAACTTCCCTTGCTCTAGGCCGGGTCTAACCATGTAGTGACTACCATTGGTCTGGCAGTGGAACTCCACGTTTGTGAATCCAGCTTTCTTACCCATAGCCTCAAACTCAACTGGGGTGTAATGCTTGTAGTGAAACTCATTCACTGGTGGTTGTTTATGGGGACGTACACATTCATTCGGCGATGATGCGATGAATATGTTTGACTTCTCTGCGGCGAGGTCGAATACATCTTGCGCTAGTTCTGGTGGTATGTGTTCTATAAACTCAAACGATACGACAGCATCATAGGCGGGTCTTAACGTACGTGGTTCCAGCTTGGTAATGTCGGTGACAATATAGTTCACCTTACCGACGTCACGACTGAATGCTTCTTCGAATACATCATGCGCTTCTGTAGATTTATCTATACAATCGATAGATGCGCAAAGTAAGTTATGCATAATCACAGAACCGTATCCGATACCACAACCGACATCCAGAATAGTTTCTGGTTTAAGTTCTTTTAGTTTCTTTACGGCAAAGTTATATCTCTCTAAATGATCTGCCCTAATATTGGTAGGGTCCATAATTCTTTCAACCATTATTCATCTACTTTCATAATACATCCTTGCTTCCAAGAACGAGCAAGTGGGGTTACTTTTCTATTATATTTCTGACACCATTCGACAAGTGCCTTCCATTCTCCTTGTTCCCAATTAGGATATGGAGATATAGGTGATGGTAGTAGGTCGTCGAACCGTATTAGTGTCCCACTAACAATCTGGTCATTCAATAATTCTAATACGGTCTGAGTAGACTTATACAAATCGCAATCAATATTAATAAACGATAAATGTTTCTTGTGATCTTTCTTCCAGATAGGTATCGTATCATCGAATAAACCCTCATGCAGTACAACATTCGGTACAACTTTTGGTAAACCATCTATGGCAAAGTGTCCTTCTTCTACAACTTTATGTCCCATGAACCATTTCTCAGGCAAACCTTTAAAACTATCGAACCCATGGAACGTAATTTTCTTATTAAGGTTCGCTAAATAGTTTATTGACTTACCTTCATATACTCCAAACTCTGTGTAGTGTCCGTTAGGATGTTGTATGTTTTGCATGCAGAAGTTATATTCCATCATTCGATGGTCTAAAAGTATCATGGGTTGATATATAAACTCTTCTGGTCTCATTGTTCTCTAAACTTATTTACAAAATGTTGGGTTACTTTTGAAATCTTATCGTAGTAATCGTTTTGTTCGGCCCATTCAATAAACTTACTGTACTCTTCCTTAGACATTGGTTTGTCTTTATCTATAAAGTTAGAGTTGATATGTTCATTACTAAACCATACGGTTAGTATCTGTGGTTTATTCATTTAAAATCTCCTAATTAAATAAAACTTGATAATAAACAAATACTTGCATCCTGTCAATTACTTGTTTATATTGATTATACCAGTAGATCCACCTAGAAACGTCCTAGTATTCTAGGTTTAAAGCTACATTTGTCTCCTACAGCTTTGGAATCCTGGTATTTGAAGAGAAGGGAGAGATGGTTGTGGGTTATTGTCCTCCCTTCAAAGCTTTAGAACTATGACAAAGAAAAAAGTACACATACTTTACGGAAATATGACGGAAGAAGAGCTGATTAACTTGCATAAAGTTAAGAAAGAGGCGAGAATATATGGAGGTGGTACAGAATTAAAAGAAATACAAGCCGAATTAGAAAGACGTAGACTAAGAAGGCTAGAAAAAAAGAACCCAGAGGAGTATAAAAAGAGAATGTTAGAAAAACCAGAAGACAATAACGTAAAAGTTCCTACATTTCGTGGACTCACAGCTATGCAAGAGAAATTCTGCATGGAATTTGCAGGCCACGGCGACGAAGTCAAAGCATATTTAGCTGCAGGTTACCAACCAGACAAGAATGATGCACGAACTAGAGCCAAAGCTAGGGTAATCATGAAGAATGAAAAGGTTATGGAGCGAATCAAAGAGTATCAAGACGAAGCCGTAACTAAAATTACATGGACAAAAGAAAAAGTTCTAGAAAGACTAGCTAAAGTTTACAATGAAGCCATGCAAGATAGCGATTTTACAAATGCGAACAAGTCAATGGAACATATTGCCAAACATCTGGGTATGTTTGTAGATAAAGTAGAGCAGACTGTAAAGACGACTGGCTTTGAAAGTGGTAATAAGAAGAAAGACGTAGAAAGACTTGTAAAAATCGCAGGTCTAAAAGTCGTATCGTCAAACGATGAACCTAAAAAGTAATGAATCTATAAGCGACGAGGATATTGCCAAGCTTAGACACCTTGCATTTCAAAATGTTCGTGATAACTTCTCTGGTTTCATAGAAGCCTTTGCACCTAAACTTGTAGCTGACTTTAAAATGGGTAGACACATAGATGTCATTAGTAAAAAGCTACAACAAGTTGAACAAGGTGATATTAAAAGGTTAATGGTATTTCTACCACCACGTAGTTCTAAATCATTAATATGTTCTAAACTATTTCCTGCGTGGTATCTTGGGCGCCACCCTAATCATGAGATACTATCAGTATCACACAGTGACCAACTCGCATCTGACTTTGGTAGAAGTGTTAGAGATGTAGTTAACGATCAAGATTATCAATCAATATTCGAAGATGTAAAACTTAGATCCGATGTTAGAGCTGCTGGTAAGTGGCAAACAAACAAGAACGGTGTATATGTAGCAGCTGGTGTACGAACACAGATAGCTGGTCGTGGTGCGCATGTAGCTTTACTTGATGACGTAATGTCAGAGGAAGATGCCTTCAGTGAAGCAGGTAGAAGATATATTAAAGAGTGGTACCCAGCAGGTTTACGGACAAGACTTATGCCGAATGGTTCTATAGTTATTATTAACACTCGATACCATGAAGATGATATATGTGGATGGTTATTATCAAATCAAAGTGACGATGATAATAAATCTTTAAACTGGGAAGTTATTCGTATACCCGCATGGGTTGACGACAACAGTAGTAAAATATTAAATCTACCAGTCGGCGAATCATATTTTCCAGAATGGAAACCAAAAGAGATACTTCAGAATGATGAGGCAGAGATTCGTAGACATAATGGCTCACGTTATTGGGAATCGTTATATATGCAGAATCCTGTACCAGCCGAAGGTGGTATACTTAAAAAATCGTGGTTTCAAATATGGGAAGATAAAGATCCACCTCAATGTGACTTTGTAATACAAACAATGGATACGGCATTCTCTACACGGACAACTGCCGATTATAGTGTTATACAAACATGGGGTATCTTTGTTACTGTAGAAAAAGATAGCGAAGGTGTTGAGCATGATGTCGGTAATTTAATATTACTTGGAAGTGTTCGAGGTCGTTTTGAATATCCAGAGTTACGAAGTAATGCACAAGATGCATTTGATGAACACAAGCCAGACATTATAATAATAGAAAAGAAAGCCAGTGGGCAATCGCTAATACAAGATTTACGGAGAGCAGGTTTACCAATACTTGAATATACTCCAGATCGTGATAAAGTGGCGAGAGCCTATGCCGCATCACCTTTGATTGAATCAGGTCGTGTTTGGTTACCAAATAAATTGTGGGCGCAAGTATTATTTGACGAAGCAATTAGTTTTCCAAATGCAGCACATGACGACCAAGTAGATGCAATGGTTATGGCGATACATTATATGAAAGATTCTTGGCACTTGCAACATCCCCATGATCCGTATTATAGTGATAATGACAATACTTATAAAAAAAATAAGGCAACCTATTGGAAGGTCTAATTAATTATGGCAATAGAAAAAAACCCAGACGATATATCAACCCCTATAGAAGTAGCAAAAGAAAAGGTTCAAAACCAATCTCAAGCTTTAGGTATAGATGTAAATATAAAAGAAGAACAGGAAGAAGACCTCGCCGTCAATGTAGATCCTAATACTGGTGAGGTAGAAATAGATTTAAATGAAGACAGTGGTAAGGTACTAGCTTCAATCAGTGAAGACTTCTATACGAATCTAGCTGACTTAATGGAAGAAGAAGATTTAGAAGACATAGCTCAAACAGTTATGGACAACTTTACATCTGATAAAGATTCACGAGAAGAGTGGGAGCAAACATTTGAAAGAGGATTTGATTTACTTGGTTTGAAACTAGAAGAAACTACAGAACCATTTGATGGTGCATGTACAGCAACTCATCCCTTAATTATAGAGAATGCCGTCAAGTTTCAATCCAAAGCATCACAAGAATTATTTCCGAGTAAAGGTCCAGTTAAAACTCAAATGGTTGGATCACCAACACCAGAGAAAGAGAAACAAGCACAACGTGTAAAAGATTTCATGAACTATCAACTCACTGAAGAGATGCCAGAATATTTCGATGAGTTTGAGAAGATGTTATTTCACCTACCATTAATTGGTACGGCAGTTAAAAAAGTTTATTACGATGAAACATTAGGACGACCTATATCCGAGTTTATACCTATAGATCAGTTTCACGTATCTAATTTAGTGTCCGACCTTCGTCGTGCCGATCGTTATTCACATATTATCTATCGTTCTGAAAATGATTTGAGAAAAGATATGGATGCAGGTATGTATAGTGAAATAGACTTGGGAGATCCAGAGCAGACTGATAGAGGTAACATTACATCTAAAGCAGAACAGATTATGGGACTATCGGCATATGATGAGAATCCGTATGACCCAAGCTATGTATTAATTGAACAACATTTATATTTAGATTTACCAGAACCATTCAACAGTCCAACGGGTGTAGCTTATCCATATATCGTTACAATAGATAAAAGTTCTAAGAAGGTTCTTAGTATTCGTCGTAACTGGAATGACGGTGATCCACGATTTGTAAAGAGAGAACACTTTGTTAGTTACAAGTTTGTACCAGGTTTCGGATTCTATGGACTAGGTTTAATTCATTTCCTTGGTAATTTAACAATGTCAGCTACAGCCGCAATGAGAGCATTGATTGATGCAGGTCAGTTCTCTAATTTACCAGGTGGTTTTAAAGCTAGAGGTGTTAGAGTTGTTGGAGATAATTCTCCGATAATGCCGGGGGAGTTTCGTGATGTTGAGTCAACGGGTTTAGATTTGGGCAAATCCATTGTTCCTCTTCCCTATAAAGAACCGTCTCAGACTCTTTATCAAATGCTAGGCTTTGTAGCCACTGCTGGTCAGAAATTTGCTGACACGACAGATCAAGTAGTGTCTGATGCAACGAACTACGGTCCTGTTGGCACGACATTAGCATTATTAGAAGCATCAGGTAAGTTCTTTTCAGCAATTCACAAACGACTCCACAAGTCTCAAAGAGACGAGTTTAAAATATTAGCTCGAATAAACAATGAGTTTTTACCGACTGCTTATCCTTATGATATTATAGGACAGTCTGCCGAGATATTCAAGCAAGATTTTGATGGTCGTATCGATGTACTTCCTGTTAGTGATCCGAACATCCCATCGAACTCACATAGATTAGCGCAAGCTCAACTGATGTTACAGTTGGCTTCACAGTCACCTCCTGGAACTTTCAATATGCCAGAGGTAAACAAAGCGGTTCTTGCCGCAGCTAACGTCGATAGTCCAGAGCGATTCATGAATGCGCCTCAACAGGCAGTCCAACAAGATCCTCTCGCTGATATCATGTCGGCTACACGTGGACAGCCGATCAAAGCATTTCCAGGACAAGACCACAATGCTCACATCGCCGTGAAGACCTCTTACTTACAAGACCCGCTCAATGGTGCCAACCCGATTATGAAACAGGTAGAACCGATACTAATGGCTAACGTCAGAGAACATATGGTTCTACGATTCCAAGAACAAATGGGTGGACTAATGAAAGCGCAAGAGGGTCAAGTAGACCAAGGCGCTAGTCTAACTGCAATCATGTCAGAAAGTGCACAACAGATACTGCAAGCAAACCAGTTAGCAGCGCAAGGTGGACTAGATAGTATAGAGCAACAAAATTTAAATATCCAAAAACAAGCTATGATGAATAGAAAAGAACGTGAGGATAAAGAACTTGCTCTTGAAGAAAAGAAGATTAATATAGATGCCATGGTTGAAGCAGCTAAGATTGAAGAAAACAAAAAACAAAAAGACGATAACCTTACAGCAAAGGTAGTCACGGATCTTTTAAAAATAGTTGACAAACAAAAACTTCAAGAGGGGGGAGTCGTCGTACAACAACCAGGTGCGGCCGATGCCTTTAAACAAGCCGCCGATTTAGCAGTGAAGGAACCGATATCTCAACCACAGAACTTTTTAGAACAGGCTTTCGAAGCTCAAGGTATAGATCCTCAACGAGCTTACAAAGAAAAAATGGCTCAAGAGCAGATGGCTCAAGAACAAGCTATGATACCTACAGAACCAAAAGAAGTGGTAGAGACTGAAGAGGAGATGGCTAAGATATCTGAAATAGAAAAACAAGAAAAGGAGTTAGATATTATGAAACAACTTAGAGAATTTGGTGAGCTAACATACAATCAAGAGATTGGACCAAACAGTACCAAACCACATCACCCTACACCTACAAGTGGAGTAACGATTGGTTTAGGATATGACATGAAAGAAAAGACAGCCGAACAGATTATGAATGATTTAATAGATGTCGGAGTTGAAGAAGACAAAGCTCAAACATTATCTGAAGCTGCAGGTCTATCTGGTAAAGAGGCAACGGCATTTACAAAAACAAATAAAAGCCTAGCCATAACAGATGAGCAACAAAACAAATTATTCACTAAAATATTTGCGCAGTCTATAAAACAAACTGAAGGTGATTTAAGAGACATGGGTTATGACCCAAGCACACTATCAGAAAAAGAGATAGCTTTACTAGCAGACTATACATACAATGTCGGAACAATAAAAAAGTTTCCAAACTTTACAAAAGCGATAGTAAATAAAGACTATGAAAAAGCTAAAGAAGAATATGAAAGAGAATCTGGTGGTAAGAAATTAACACGTAGAAACAAAGCAACTCTTTCATTTATTAATGATCTAGAGAAAAGTCAAATTGCATAACATATCTCATCACGGTGTGGTCATTCCAGATCCCACCGTTTGTTTTGGCGACATTGAATACGAACCAAACACTCACGAATATCCCATCGTCTATGATAAACTTAGAAAAGGTTTATTAAACAATGATATTGAAACATTTATTAGTGGGGTTACTCAATTACATAAAGAAATAAAATCAGATGCGCAAGTTCAAAAACAATTGGAAGCTGCAATAAGAGGTTTCGTTTTAAAAGATAAATCTAAGAATATAAAATATAGTGGCCCTAAAACATTTGATGACTTAGGATATTATGCAACCACGATAGATACAGATCCACTTGTTAAATGTTTAGAAAAAGATATTGATGATTTAAAGAAAAGAAAACCAGTACGAGATACACGAATACAAGACAGAATAACAAACCTACCTCATAATCATGAGATACATAAAAAAATAAATACAATATATTCTAAACTTAATATCACTAAAAATACGTATGAGATTACAGATATTAACTTACACATCAGTGATTCTAACGATACATTCAATGAATACTTTCAAAGAGACCAACGTAATAAACCAAAGAATAAACTGTACACATTACACATAGATCCCAAGTACAGTTATATAAAAACTATTATATATTTAAACGAAGTTAAAAATAACAACGGACCTTTTGCTTATGTTCCAGAAAGTCATAGATGGTATTTCGATGAGGTTGAAATGTTATTCTGTAAAAGTAATCAGTTAGTAAATACACTATCAAACTCAAGTCAACGAAAGTCTAATGCCACACTACCAGTATGGGCACGTAAAAATTCATACTTTTCTAGACAGTTATTAGATGGTGAATATACAAGTGAAACTATATATTCTAAATTAAAACACTTTACAACTGATGAAACTAATTTTATATTATTTGAACCGAACCATGGTTGGCATAGAGGAACTCATGTTGAAGATGGGGAACGTATAGCACTACAAGTGATAATGAAACCAAATGAACTTAACTGATAAACTTTCTGACGAAGTGTTACAACGAAGAGTGTTCAATCCATACTATTATGATTTACATACTAAAGAATTTTTAATAGGTAAAACCAAAGATTACATTTCTAAAGATAGTTATGTATTAGATATTGGTGCAGGTGTTGGTCAATACACACGATGGTTTGCTAAACATGCCGATATTGTATTTGCATTTGAAGCCGTACCTCCAGTCTATGATCAACTAAAAAAGATAGAAGATGAGTACGATAATGTCACCACACACAATGTGGCTATGAGTAATATGGAAGGTAACCAAAAGTTTTATGTGGATGACAAAAGATTATCAAACTCGTCATTTCAAAATCTTGTCAGTGGCATACCTATAACTGTAGAAACAAGAACCATTGATTCAATGTATGCAAAGACTATCATACATGGTTACAAGTGTGGGTTTATAAAAATAGATACAGAAGGAACAGAACTTGATGTATTAGAAGGTGGAGAGAAAGTTATAGAAAGAGATAAACCAAACTTAATGATTGAGATTTATGATGAGTTTAATAAGTATCCAGTAGAAACAACCTTTGAATTTTGTTTTAAACATGGCTATGAATGTTTTTATAATCATAGGGGTAAAGGACTTCAACCAGTGAAAGATACTGAACACGGTGTCAAAGTAGCTATAACAATGCCAGACATAACGGATGGCGACTTTTTATTTATACATGGCAGTAGAACTTAAAAATAGTGTATTCATACACGTACCGAAGACTGGTGGACGTTGGGTCAAACAAATGTTATTTAGTTATGTAGAAGGCGCTAAAGCTATCGGTGATGCGATATATGACTCACATAATACACCATTCACCCATAAACAACCTTTTGCTTTCCTACGACATCCTATGACGTTTGTACATAGTCTGTTTCATCACAGAGCCAGAAAGAAAGCAAACAAGTATGGTAATCAATGGAACTGGCAAGAAGACATTAGACTTGAACGAAAGTGTCAAGCCGAAGACTATGAAACATTCCTGACTAAAATAGTAGAGAATAAGAATGTAGTAAAAGATTATTATGACCACTATACTTTAGATCATTACCCCAATATTCAGTTTGGATATATGGAAAGATTATGTGATGATTTGATTATGATTATGGATGGTCTTGAAGAAAAGTTTGATGAGCCGTCCATACGTACACATAGTAAACTTATTATAGGTGGAAGAGATCCATCTAAGTCTATAACAGTTCAAGAGGCTATGATAAAGGAAGAATATTTAAAAGCTATGTATGAGTCAGAAAAAGAATTATTCGAAAGGCATGAAGTATGGACGCCGTAGCTGACTATCTTAGAGAGAAGTTGACGACAACTAAAAATAATTTAAGTGAAACAATAGCAACAGGTTCATCTGAAAATTATGCAGACTATAAGTATCAAGTTGGTATAATAGAAGGCTTGACTATTGCTATCGAAGAACTTAAATTAGCAGAAAAAAACTTATACGAAAAAGGAGAAGAAGACTAGTATGAAGGCAGCAGGAGTAGCAACAGCCATATCTGGCAACGACGAATGGATTACTAATAAAGAATCACCCGATCCAGAGGTGTTACCTAATCTTCCTGGTTATCATGTATTGATTAGACCAGTGTCTATTAGAGAAAAAACTAAAGGAGGTATATTACTTCCAGATAAATTTAAAGATGATGCTCGATACTTAACAACTATTGGTCGTGTTTTAAAAGTAGGCGAACTTGCCTATGCTGACCGTGATAAGTTTAAAGGAAGAGCATGGTGTAAACCCGGCGACTATGTTGTGTATGGTAAGTATCAAGGTGATAAATTCTCTTACAAAGGTATTAGAATGATTCTATTGTTTGATGACCAAGTATTAATGGTTGTACCAGACCCAAAAGACCTTGACCCTAACTATTTGGATATCAGTAAGTAATATTATATAATGAGCTTGTTGACGTAAACGTAACTCGTAACTACGGAGAAAAAATGAACGAAGAAAACAAAACACAAGATGACGGCTACGAAGAAGTAGACGTTACTAAACCCCAAAAAGAAGAACCAGATAAAAACTACGAAGTCGAAGAGACTGTCGAAGATAATACGGTTGAAGCCAAGAAAGAAGAGACTGAAGAATCAAAAGATTCTGAACCTCAAGAACTTGATGGTATCAATACGGCTGGTGCTGAAAAAAGAATAAGACAACTAATTAAACAACGTAAAGAGAGAGAAGAACAACTTGAAGCTCAAGAGCAAAAGATAGCTGAGTTACAAGCACAACTTCAAAACTCAACACAAAAGGTTCAAGAAACTGAGAAGGCTAGTTTAGTTAGTTATGAGAATCAACTTAAAGATAAGCTTAAACTTGCTGAAGAAGGATATAAGAATGCTTATGACTCAGGTGATAAGGATAAACTTCTTGAAGCACAGAAGGCTATTGCAGATGCAACAACTGAACTTAGAATGGTCGATGCTAAAAGATTCTATATGGATGACCAAGCAAAGAAAACTGAAACGGTTGAGCCTAAGAAAGAAGAAGAAGCTAAACCAACTCAAGAAGCTAAACAACCAGCAAAGCTACACAAACTGGCTAGAGAGTGGATATCTGATAATAGTGAGTGGTATAATAAAGATAGAATTACCACACAAGCCGCACATATTATAAACGAAGATTTATTACAAGAGGGCTTTGATCCAGAGAGTGAAGAGTTCTATACTGAGATAAGTAAAAGGCTAAAAAAAGAAATGCCTCACAAGTTTGGTCAGCAGGAAGAACCAACAAACAAACCTGCTCAAGTGGTTGCTGGAAAGTCACGTACTTCGGCATCATCTAAAGGTAAGATAAGACTATCTCAAGAAGATGTCCGTCTTGCTAAAAAGATGGGAGTACCGCTTGATGTGTATGCTAAAGAAAAAGCGAAGGTTGAGAAAGCCGGGAATGACTACACTACAGTAAATATATAACGTGGATAATGAAAGGTAATAATTGATATGACTACACCAAAAACAAATGACGTAAAAGTGGCGACTCGTTCAGCGCAAAGTACAGCTCGAAAACAAAGAGGTGTATATGAAAAGAAGAATTGGTTAAAGGTTCCTGAAGAGGTAACTAATAGATTCAAAGAAAAAGGACTTGTCCTTAGATGGATCAGAGTTTCTCTAAAGGGTCAGTATGATGATCAGAACGTACAGGAAAAACAATTTGAAGGGTGGGACTTTGTTCGACCTGAAGATGTTCCTGAACTCAGTGCTGGTTTTCAAAACCAAGCTGTAGGTAGTCTCGGTAAACTTGTTATCCGTGGTGATGTAGCTTTAGCAACAAACACTATAGAGAATCAAGAGGGGTATAAACAACATGTAAATGAGTTTACACAATCCCAAACTGATGCAATCAACAGACAGCTTATGAGTAAGAATGATCCTCGTATGCCAATCTCTAACAACAGTCGATCAAAAGTTACCACAGGTAGACCAACACACTTTGATAAATAAAGGGTGTCGGTTAAAATTTAACTTAAACACTTACTTTTGAAGGAGGAAGAGATGGCAACATCGAAAAACTTTAGAGGACTCCAACCTTCTAGAATGCGTGGCGGTGCTTATAATACCAGTGGTATGAATGAGTACGGAGTAAAAGCAGCTCATGCAACTGCAATTTTCCAAGGTGACTTGGTAAAGATTGTTAATGGCAAGGTGCATAAAGTCTCAGCCGCAACGGATTTAGTTGCAGGAGTTTTTATGGGTGCTAATTGGACTGATCCAAATACAAAGCAACCAACCTTTAATAACTACTTTCCAGCAGGTCAAGCTCATCACGGACAAGGCGAAGCGAAAGCTTTAGTCATTGATGATCCAAATGCTACATTTGAAATTCAAGCAGGCGCTACAGTGGCAGACACTCAAGTCGGTTTGAACATGGATGTATCACTAGGTGCTGGATCTACAATCACAGGTATGTCTGGATTTAGCTTAAAAGGCGGATCAGGCTCTGAATCAGTAAAAACTTTAAGACTTTTGAGAAGGTCTACGTTACCGGGTGAAGCTGCAACTGACCAATATCCAAATATTGAAGTTAAAATTAACCAGCATAGAGATCACTACGGACTTGGTTCCACGGTCTCGATTGCAGACTTAGCATAGGAGGGAATATATTATGGCTATAAATAGAGGTAATATTGCTAAACAGCTCCTTCCTGGACTAAACGCAGTCTTTGGATTGGAGTATGGCTCAATAGAGGACGAACACGCACCTTTGTTTGAGATTGAAAACTCGGATAGAGCTTTTGAAGAAGAGGTTCTATTCACTGGCTTCGGTGAAGCACCAACTAAATCAGAAGGTGCAGCGGTACAGTATGATTCTGCTTCAGAGTCATTCACTAGCCGTTACTCACACGAAACAGTTGCTTTAGCTTTCGCAGTTACTGAGGAAGCAATGGAAGATAATTTGTATGATACTTTCGCTAAAGTACGTGCAAGAGGTCTTGCAAGAGCAATGGCTACTACTAAACAAGTAAAAGCCGCAAATGTGTTTAACAATGGTTTTAACGCAAACTTTGCTGGAGGAGACGGAGTTGCATTCTTCTCTAACAGTCACCCTGTCGTGGGTGGTACTCAAGACAACTTACTAGCAGCATCAGACTTATCTGAAGCTACACTAGAAACTGCCTTGATTGCTATTCAAAATACACAAGACGACAGAGGTATCTTAACTGGTACACGTGCAGAATCTTTGCACATTCCACCGAATCTACAGTTTACAGCTGAGAAAATCTTAGCAAGTACACTGTCAACTTCGATTGGTGTGAATCCTACCACAGCAGCAAATGGAGCTACAAACTTGAACGATATTAATGCAGTACGTTCAATGAGTATGCTTCCTAAAGGCTACTTTGTAAATCATAGGTTTACAGATACCAATGCGTACTTCATTAAAACCGATGTTCCAAACGGAGCTAAAATGTTCGTAAGAGCACCATTAGCTACAAAAATGGAACCAGACTTTGATACTGGTAACTTGAGATTCAAAGCTAGAGAAAGATATAGCTTTGGTTTCAGTGACTGGAGATCATATTACGGTTCTGCTGGATCATAGGCAAACCAATGAAAGGGGTCTTAATGGGCCCCTTTTATTTTTATAAGGAATTAAATATGGCAACAAATATAAAATCAAGTTTTGTTTCAGTTACTGGTACGATTGATTCAAGTTCTGGTCGTATAAGAGGTTATAGTTTTGTAAATAATTCTACAACTATTAAAGAACTTACATTAAGAGATGGTGGCGCTACTGGTGACATTGTTTTAAAAGTTCAACTTAATAGTGGTGGCGCAACGGATCAGTATATTGAAGATGCTGGTATTCGTTACGAAACAAATTTACATATAACTGTACCTACAAGTGCAGCTGGTACAGTCTTTACTGGCTAGACTTATGGCTACTCGTAAAAAGAAAGGCATGGGTATAAAGTCCAGTGTCAAATCTGGAAACTTTAGACCTACAAAACAAGGCGCAGGTATGTCGGCTAAAGGTGTCGCCGCTTATCGTCGTGCTAATCCCGGTTCTAAATTAAAAACTGCCGTTACTGGTAAGGTAGCAAAAGGTAGTAAAGCTGCAAAAAGAAGAAAGTCATTTTGTGCACGATCTGCGGGTCAAGCCAAGATGCATAATGTTAACTGTAAAAAGACACCAAACAAAAGAATCTGTCAAGCAAGGAGGAGATGGAAATGTTAGATATTAAAATGATATGGATGAAGATTAAAGAAAAGTGTATAGAGTATTGGCCACATAAATGTAAGAAAGATGTTATCATTGCTATTCTTGCAGGTTTACTGGTATGGTGCTGGGTATTCTAAAATGACTAACAAAGAATTAACTGATATTAAACTTGAGTTAACTCGTCACATTGAAAGAGAAGCACAACTTCGTGAAGATGTATCTGAGTTAAAAGAAGATATGGGTTGTGTAAAACGGTCTATATTTCAAGTTAAGTGGTTAGTTGTTGGGGCTGTATGTGCTACCATAGTCATGCAATCTGGAGCATCGGCTGTGATTGCAAAGATACTTATAGGTATTTAATATGGTAATAAGTCGTGCTAATATAGGGCAACAAATAACAAAACCACCAAGTAAAACAAAGAAACGGAGGAAGTATGCAAGTAACAAAAAACGTCGTAAAGTTTAATAAATTATTAGTTAAGATTCCAAAAGCTACTAAAAGAGTATGGGACTTATCAGAGAACAGATGGGGTTACAAGTATGACAAAGCTATGTCCTAGAGGTAAAGCTGCTGCTAAACGTAAGTTTGCAGTATATCCCTCAGCTTATGCAAATGCATATGCATCAAAGATATGTGCGGGTAAGATAAAAGATCCTAGTGGTAAAAAGAGAAAAGACTTTAAAGGACCAAAACCTAGTAAAGCTGGTGGTGGTAAGATTAAATTAAAGAATGGTGGTATAGCCCGTGGTTGTGGTAAAGTTATGAACAACCGTCGAAAAGTAACTAAGTATAGATAGATGGCTAAGAAAGGTTTAAAGACTTGGTTTAAAGAAGATTGGGTTGATATATCTACTGGTAAAAAGTGTGGACGTAAGTCCGCTAAGTCGTCTAAAAGAAAGTATCCAGTCTGTCGTCCAAAGGCAGTTGCTAATAGAATGACAGCAGGACAGAAAGCTGCGGCTGTTAAAAGAAAAAGAGCCAAGACTAATACTGGTCCAAAGCCTACATCTATTCGTTATCCGATTAGCGCTAGTGGTAAGAAACAAAAGGTTAAAACAAAAAGAAAGGCATAGACGACGATGATAGATCCATTCACAGCTTTCGCCGCATTAAAAGGCGCTACTGATGCTATAACCAAAGCTATTAAAGCTGGTAAGGATTTAGCTAATATGTCAAGCACTGTGTCAAAATGGGCAAAGGCCGAAGCTGGTTTACAAGTTGTGGCTAGTAATAAATCAAGTGGATTAGGTAAAGTTATTGGTAAACTAACTGGAGCAGAACAGAATGCTATTGATGCACACTTTAGAAATGAAGAGGCAAAGAGAATACGAGATCAAATGAGAGAGATGTTTGCATTGTATGGTTCTCCAGGACAATGGGAGAGATTACAAAAAGAAATTGCATTTGAAAGAAAAAGACAAGCAACATTATTAAAAAAACAAATAGAGATGCAAAAACGAAGAAAGAATATTATAATAGGAATCGGAGCTGGGTTGATTGGATTGGCAGCCATAGCTTTCGAAGTATATGTGTTAACCAATCTATAATAAGGAGTAAATAAAATGGTAATGTTAAAAAAATCTGGCATGGCTAAAAACAAAAATAGAGGCCCTGTAAAAAAAGGAGGTCCTTTACTTGATTATAAAAAGATAGCAGGTATGGGTGGAAATAAAGCTAAACCTAAAACGTCTAGTGGTCGCCCTAAAAAGAGTAATCCTTTTGCAAAATCAAAACCAAATAATAAGTCAACTAGACTTGTTGATAAGGTAACCAAAAAATCAACAGTTACACCAAAACCTAAAAAAACTTTTAAAAAGATAACTCCAAAAGCTGGAGAATATAGAAGTGGTAATGTTTTAAGAAACATTGTCGATAATCAAAGAAAAGTTAACAAAATGAAAGTTGGTGGTAAAACATCTAAATACAGAATGAAAGGTGGAGGTAAGACTTCCAAATACAGAATGAAGGGTGGAGGTAAGACTTCCAAGTATATGGCAAGAGGTGGTAGAGCCAAGTAGTGTCGTATACGATTTCTAATATCCCACATTTTAAATGTTGGGTGAGGAAAGAGTTCACACATAATCATGAGAAATATCAAGGTGAGTTTCTTCATGCATTAGCTTTTGCCGTGTGCACTATTCCAGACAGATGTTTGAGTTTTCAAGTTGTATTTACAGGATGTGGTGAAGACCATCCCAATCCTCACGGTGGCGCAATGTGGGCACGTATGCCTATAACTGCGCTTGTCGGTGATACTCCTTTCGACGAGTGGCCACCAAATATACAAACACATTTAGCACAACCGTGGGACTGTTCAAGTCGTAATCATGCTATCATTAGAATGGATCGAATTAGTTCTAGTCCGTGGTTGTGTAAACTAGCGGGTGAGTTTTATAATGGTAAGTACATGTTTACGGTTGATTATACTGACAGTTATATATCGGATGATCCAGCACAACATAAACAATCACATGTGTTGGAATTAACATCGGGTCCTTATAAAGGTTGTATAGTGGCACTACCAAACAATCGTGTACGTGTAACCAATCCTGCGCTATGGGCAGTTGGAGAAGGACCACCAGACTTTGTACCGTCACAGTGGGAACACTCCGCAGAACAACACGATAGTTATATGGACTGGGAAACAACATTTGATAACCTATATGAATGGGGAAAGAAAAAGAAATGACAGATAAAAACAAAAAACCAATGCTAACTGGTAGAATTGGAACCTTTAAAGGTAAGAAGTATGATGAAAAGCCAACTGATGCATATATAACAAAAGAAGATTTTAAAAAAGCTAAAGAAAAAGTTAAAAAAAGAAAAGGTAGTGGAGCATCTGGAGTTCCTATACGTTTAAAAGATATTACTGGTAGACCAGATCCAGCTAAGAAAAACTACATGGCTGGTGGTATGGTTAACCCATCATACGGAACTGAGTTCGACGATAGGTAATTATGGTGCATCCACAGAAAATACGTAAAATTATAAGTGCTCTTAAAAAAGCATCCAAGACTCATGCTTCTCAAGCCAAAGAACTTGAGAATTTATTAAAACAAAAGAAGAAGAAATAATATGGCAACTTCAGGCACAACAACATTCAACTTAGATATAGCTGACGTAATTGAAGAAGCTATGTCTATGTTAGGTGGCGAACAGACTCTAGGGTTTGAACCCATCGAGGCACGACGTACACTTAACCTTCTCCTTATTGATTGGATGAATCGTGGTATATTACTATGGAAACAAAACATTGCTACATTAGATTTAACAAGTGGCACTTCGAGTTATACATTACCAAGTTCTTTAATTGATATAACTGAACTTGTGCATAGAACAGTTAATGGTTCTAATACTACAGACTTAGCCTTAGACCGACTCAGTATGGAAGAGTATCAACGTATAACAAACAAAACTCAAACAGGTAGACCAACACAGTATGCTATCAATAGACTAAGAGATGCGGCTCAATTATATCTATGGCCAACTCCAGATACTACAACAGCAAGTGGTACACCATTGTTATCTTATTTTAGTTTTAATAAAGTAGAAGATGTAACCAAATCTAATCAAGATGCAGACATACCATTTAGATTCTTACCGTGCTTATCGACTGGTCTTGCCTATAAGATGTCTATCAAAAGACCAGGCATTACATCAGAACGAGCTAGTATGTTAAAACAAATGTATGAAGAAGAATTAACCTCGGCAATGTATGCCGATAAAGAAAGGGCTAGTCTTTTGATTAAGCCATCGTTTAGGTTATAATGGCAAGAGGTAAGTATGCATACTTTATCTGTGACCGTTCGGGATTTAGATTTAAATATTCTGAAAGAGTCAGAGAGCCGACAGGATTAATTGTTGGAGCTTCGGAAACAGATGGTCGATATAATATTATGGATCATCCGCAGAACAAGACTCCAAGAGTTGATGACGATGAAAATTTGAGGGATGCACGTCCAGAAGTCGTACTAGCTACAACTGGTGATGCTGGATGGAGTCCTGATGATTCAACATTTACAAAGAGAGGTAACTAAAAAATGGCCATTACACAAGCTGTATGTAACTCTTTTAAAAGAGATGTTTTACAAGAAGGACATCAGATTAAAACTGATACCTTAAAGATAGCTCTATTCACAAGTGCAGCTTCTTTATCTGCGGGTACATCTGCGTACTCAACGTCTAATGAAGTTGTATCAAGTGGTGGGTATGCTCCTGGTGGAGGCACACTAACTGGTGTGACTATTTCACTCGGTGCAACATCTGCTGCTGGTGGAACAGCAATTATTGATTTTGCTGATATATCTTTTACAAGTACAACATTCTCGGCTAGAGGAGCATTAATATATAATTCATCTAATAGTAATAAAGCTATTGCTGTATTAGACTTTGGGTCTGATAAAGTATCGACTAACGGTACATTTACAATTTCATTCCCAGCTGCTGCTGCATCTACTGCTATTATCACACTATCGTAATCCATAGGTAATCAGTTATGTCTGTGATTACCAGTGGATACGGTAGAAATACTTGGAACTCAGGTGCATGGAACCGTAGTGTTGTAGATCGATCGGTTACTGTAACGGGAGTTTCTCTATCTACTGCTCTTCGTTCTGTAGAAGTAACTATTCCAGGCACGGCTTTTGTAACCAACGTAGGCATAACCACAGCTGTTGGTAGTACATCTGTTACCGCCAATGCCAGCCTAACCCTAACAGGAACAAGTTTATCGTTTGGTTTAAACAGTCCAACAGTTCAACTTGTTAAAGAAGTTAATGTTACAGGGGTGGCATTAGTAACAGGATCAGGAAGTCTGACAATTACAGGTAGTCCAAAAGTTTCTTTAACAGGATTATCACCAAGTTTTACATTAAGAGATGCTATAGCTTTCTTTGGAACAAATGTTATACCATCACAAGCATCAGCAACTTTCGCAACAGGCAATGAAAACACAGAAGCTGGAGCTAACCCAGTTATATATAACGGTGGTAAAACATTTAAAGTAACAGTTGTAAATGTAGGTGGTAGTAATAAATACTTTATAGATGGCAGACAACAGTATGGTTTAAATTTAGTCAAGGACCGTGCACTATTTACCTTTGATCAATCTGATAGTTCTAATAGTGGTCACCCATTACGATTTTATTTAGATGAAGGTAGAACTATACCTTTTACAACAAATGTACAAACGATAGGAACTCCGGGTAATGCTGGGGCTTATACACAAATCTTTGTTGCGAATGATGGTCCAACTACATTATACTATCAGTGTAGTATACACGCAGGCATGGGTGGAAAAACAAACTTCCAACCATTAATTAGGACGAGAGTTATTTCTCCAAATATTAATGGTGATGGTAACTTGGTACTAACAGGAGTTAGTGCTAAATTTAGAACAAGAGTTAGAGGTATCTGGACACCTAAAGTTTTTGGAGGAACAAACGAAACGTGGAAGGCTAAACAAATATGAGCATAACATACAATCAATTGGTAAATAGAATTAAGACGACAAGTGAAGACACAAGTACAGAGTTTGTAGGAGACATACCAGCTTTTATTGAAAGAGCCGAAGGAAGGCTTACAAGAGAAATAGATTCATATGGTGTTGTACAGTATGCAACATCAAACATGGTTATTGGTGATCCATTCTTAACTAAACCATTAAACACATTAATAATTAAAAACTTAAATATTTTAAAGTCTGATGGCACACGAATTAATTTATTACAAAAGACTGATGAATATTTAAATGATTATTGGCCACAACGCACAAGTACGGGTGTACCTCGTTATTATGCTAACTTTGGATTTGATAGGTTGTTAGTATCACCTACACCAGTATCGGCTTATGATTGTGAAATGTCTTATATTGTCCAACCAACAGCAGCTACTTCTGTGCATCAAGAGAATTTCTTTACACAATATTGTTCTAATGCATTGTTTTATGCTAGTATGAAGGAAGCCTGTATGTTTATGAAAAATTATACAGCTGCTCAAGTTTGGGAACAAGAATACCAACGAGCATTTACTGACTTACTAAATGAAGCCAGAAGAACAAGACAGGATGATATGAGAAACAATGCCTCACCAGCTGGAGGTGATAACACATTAGTAAAAGGAAGTAATTAATTATGCCAAGTAGTTATACAACAAGACTTAGATTAGAAAAGCAAGCTGATGGAGAAAATGCGAATACCTGGGGTGATCGTCTTAACCAACAAGTAATTGACATGGTGGACGAAGCCGTAGGTGGTGTCGTCGTTGTCAGTACAACAGGAGCAACAACTTCATTAACAGCTAGTAACGGAGCAGCCGACCAATCTCGTAATGCCGTATTAAGAATTGAAGGAACATTAGGATCAAACTCAACTATAGTGATCCCTAGTGTTGAAAAATTATACGTTGTTGACAACCAAACAACAGGTGGCACATATACCGTTAAATTAAAAACAGCCGCAACAACAACAAACATTATAGCCCCTCGTGGTGGTTCAAAGTTTATTTATTGTGATGGAACAAATGTACATAATGCTGTTGACCCAGTAGGTGTAAGTGCACTATCTACAGAAGGTGGTGCTGTTGGTCCTATTACAGTAGGTGGCACGGTATCGGCTACGGCAGTTGCGGCTACTCGTATGACTGCTACAAGTATTTCAAGTTCAATCACAGATACTACCAAGTTATTTGCGACAACAGCTATATCTGTTAGTGCTGTTGATTCACTAGGTAAACAATTAAGAATTACAAAGTCGGCTGTAGCTGACATTGTTTCATTAACTGATGCATCAACAATCTCGGTAAACTTCAACAGTGGTCAAAACTTTGATGTTAGATTAGGTGGTAGTAGAAACTTAGGTGCTCCAACGAATGTTCAATCTGGACAAACAGGAAGTTTCTTTGTTCGTCAGGATGGTACTGGATCAAGAACTTTATCATTTAATAGTGTTTACAAGTTTGTTGGGGGTACGGCTCCTACACTAACAACGACAGCTTCTGCCGTCGACCGTATTGACTACGTTGTGTTATCGAGTTCTAGTGTGCATATGGCGGCATCACTAGATGTTAAATAATACAAGAGGTATAAATGGTATTTCAAAATAATGTTCTTATGGGTGCAAGTGGATCTGGCACAACCACACATACAATAGACCAATCAATTAGGTTTAATAATGATGATAATGCTTATATGTCAAGAACTCAAGACACAGCGGATAGTAAAAGAAGATTAACCTTTTCTTGGTGGATGAAAAGAGGTTCATCTTTAGGTACGGAAATGGCTGTAATTTCAGCGGGTGCAAGTTCACGATTTATGGTTAGATTTAATACAAGTGATAAACTTACATTTAGATTGACAAATGGAACAACTGAAAAAACAATGACAACTGATATGGTATTCAGAGATGTTAGTGCATGGTATCATTGTGTATGGATTGCTGATTGCACTGCTAGTCCAGATTTTTCAAGATTATATGTAAATGGTTCTTTAGTTACAATGACAGGAACGCAACCTAGTGCAGATACTGATTTTGCTGGATATGGAGATGGTTCAGTAATGGGTATATCTACATTAGCACATTCATTAAGTTCACAAGAATTTGATGGATATTTAGCTGAAATGGTACTTATTGACAATGATGCTTTATTGCCAACATCATTTGGTGAATATAATAGTTCTGGTATTTGGATTCCAAAAGATGTAAGTGGTCTGACATTTGGCACTAACGGTTTTCATATTGATGGTAGAGATAGTGCAGATTTAGGAGATGATGAGTCTGGGCAAGGGAA